ATACACCTTGTAAAATTCCGTATGATTATGTAATTGAGATGATATGTGATTGGTTAGGGGCTGGAATAGTATATTCAAAGCAAAAAGTGGATTATGACAAGGCATATAGTGAACCATTAAAATATTATAATAAATGTAAAAAAGAAAGAATATTTCATCCAGAAACTCAAAAATTAATAGAATATTATTTAAACATAATTGAAACAGAAGGAATAAATGCTTTTTGCAAAAATGTAAGAAGAAAAGGTTATGTTTATGCTGATTACATAGGCGAAACAATTAATTGAGAGAGGAGTGATACATAGTGAAAACAGCTGATATAGTACAATTACCTCAAATAATATGTGAAGAATGTCACAAAAGAGAAGCTACAATATTATGCGATTATGATATAGGATATAATATTGATTTAGAAGGACGAGGGAAAGTAAAAAGAGTTACTTGTGATAAAAAATTATGTATTAAGTGTGCAACAAAAATAAATAATAAAGATTATTGTAAGAAACATATTAAAGCTTTAAAGCAAGAATTAGGAGGTGTTTTAAATGAAAGAAAATAATATAGAAAAATTACAAGAGAGACTAGAAACACTGCATGTAACACAAGATGCTAGATTAGCATGTAATGCTGATGATTTAGACATAAGAGAAGAAATAGCAGAAGTAGAAGAAGAAATTAAAGAGCTACAAGATGATACAAATGCTGATAGAGAAAATAATATTAAAAATGAACGAAGCTCTATAGAAGAAGATATAGAAAGATTAAAATTATGTTCTACTAATCAATGTAATATATGTGGTAGATATGAAAAAGAAGAATGTATGTTAGAAAGAAACAGATGTGAACAACATATTTTATCAGATTATAAAAGAGTATTAAAAGAGAATGAAATATTAAAGGAAGAAAAAGAACAAGCTTGGGAAGAGTGGAATAATTTAGAACAGGGAAGTTATGAAACAGAGTTAAAATTAAAAGAAGAAAATAGAGAATTAAAAGCAGAAATGAAAGACGGTGTAATAGCGATAAAATTATATGCGTTGCAAACAGAAAACGAAAAATTAAAGAAAAAAATAGATTTGATGGAAAATTATATGGTTGAAAACGGTTGGGAAATCTGCTTTGACAATATATATGCAGAATTAAACAATTGCAATGGTATGGAAAGAGATTGGTGTAGAGGAGATAAATTAGAAAAACAAGACATACACAAATATTTTAGTAAGAAATTGCTGGAAAGTGAGGAATAACAATGAAATTATATGAAAGAATAGAAAACAATAATTTTGATGAAATAGATAGAAATAGAGCAATTGAATTAATTGAAGGTGGAAATGGACATTTAGTTTATAATGAAAATTATTTTAAACTACAAAAAGAAAATGAAGAATTAGGAATAAGCAATAAATACACAATACATTTAACGGACAAACAATACAATGTAGTAATAGAAAATGCACAAAATGATATAAATCAAAAATGGATTCAAAAAGTAAAAGACAAGATAAAAGAAGAGAAAATGCCATTAACAATAGCAGGAGGAATAAGGAATAAAAAAATATTAGAATATGGAATAAGTTTAGGAAGAATGCAAGTTTTACAAGAACTAATAGGAGAAAGAGAGGAAAATAAAAATGAAATTAATTGAATTATTAACTAAAATAGCAAATGAAGAAGATATTCCAGAAAAAATAGAATTTAATGGAAAAGAATTTGAATGGGACACATTTGAAAGGTATTATAAAGGAGATAATGGTGACGATTTATTAGAATTGTGTACAACTTTTTCTACAGACGAATTTATGAATATAAATGTTAAAGTAATAGAAGATAAAACAAACACAATAGAAGAATTAACAAACGAAGCTAAAGGAACAGCAGGAGAGTTCAATACCATCAAAAATAAAATCAATGAATTAGTACGAGCAATAAATCAATTAAATGAAAAGGAGGATTAAAATGTTAGGATATTACATAAAAAGTACAATAGTATTTTTAATAATATATTTTGCTTCAAGTAGAGTAATAAGAACATTATTACATAATAGAGATGGAATAGATTATAAAAAATATACAAAAAAAGATAACAAGGGAATATGGTATACATTTTGTTTTATACCAATTTTAAGAGTAGTAGTATTGTTAGTAATGTATTGGTTAACAATAGCTTCTAAAGAAGATTTAGACAAATTATTTGAGAAGAAGGAGGACTAATCTATGTTTGGACAATGGATGGGAGATAATAAAATTAAATTAAAAGAAGAAAAGCCAGAACCTTTTGAAATAGTACTTCCTGGATTATATAATACACCTTCAAAACCAAAAAGCGAAGAAATAAATAATTATTCTGTTTGGATACCTAGCATAGAATGTGAAGAAGAAGCTCAAATATGTATAAATGGAAAATGGTATATATTTGGAATAGTCAGTATAATTAAAGATGAGAAAAAAGTAAAAGAAATTAGTGATAAAGAGTATAACCTTATAAAAGCAATAAGGGAGTACATGGAAGAGGAGGATTGATGCATGACAGAAGAACAAGCACAAAAAGTATTAGATGAATGGCAAGGAGTTAGACCAGAATGTTTGGAAGGAGAAGCAAAAAAATTATTTGAAGCAATAATGAAGATAGCTGATGAGCGAGACAAGATAGAGCAAGAATATGATAGAGATACGCATATATTACAAAATCAATTAGACTTAGCAAATGCAAAAAATATAGAGAGAGATAAAATAATTGATTTAATGGCAAATCATATAGCAACTAACGATAGCAATTTATGTCAGTATTTAGATATGACAACGAAGTGTAAATATTATGCAGGAGAAAACGGAAAGATTTGTGATGAATGTATAAAACAATATTTTGAAAATAAAGCAAAAGAAATATTAAATAAATAAAAAGAGCATACTACACAAGAGGTGTAGTAAATGAGAGACAAAGAAATAATAGAAAAATGGAAAGCGGGATTAAGTAAAAACAAATTAGCAGAAATATACAGAAGAGAATACAATCAGCAAATAAAGATAATAAGAGCAACAATGAAACACAGACACGATGGAAAATATATAAGCAATTATGAAGCATTAGCTAAAGTAGAGAATGTAATATATAGATATTTGAAAGAAACGGAGTGATACAAATGAAAATACCGAAAATAATAAGCAAGAATGGACATGAGTACATATTTGTAAAAGAATATCCTAATTTTATATTATACAAGGATATGCTGACAGGAGTAAAAGAGACATTTCAAAGGTATGATCTAGGATTAGTAAAAGAAATGGTAAAACCACCAAAATCAGACTTAAAAGTAGAAAAAGTAAAAATTTGAGGAGGGTACAGATGAAACTAGATAGAGAGGATCTAAAAGATTATAAACATAATCAAGAATGGATAAAAGGAAGATTAGAGTACATAGAAGAATATAAAACAAGTATAACAAATATAACATCAGTAATATCAGATATGCCACGAGGAAGTAAAGAAGTACAAGACAGTATGGCAGAAAAAGTTGTAACATTATTAGACAATGTAGAAGAGTTACTTGCAAGGATAATTAAAGAACAAGAAAAGCAAAAACTAATATTAGAACAATTAGACAAAGTAGAACAACCGTATAAGTTAATCTTAGAAAAAGAATATATACAAGGAAAATCATTAGTAACAGTTGCAAGTGAAATGAATTATACTTATGAATATATTAGAAAAGCAAATGGAACAGCATTAAAAAAATTTGAAGAGGTCACAAAAAGCTACTGAAAAGCACACATAAACTGTGATAATATATATAATGAAAAGAAACAAAGTACAGGCACTGGTTTCTTATCAAATCAATTGTTTTTTATTAAGAGCAGATGTTTTAAATATTTGCTCTTTAGTATTGACTTTTAGTATAATATGTGATATATAATTAATAAACTTAATATAGCTAACATTCAATATCTTGAAATTAGTTAAATTTGTTTTATGGGTAATCCTCATAGTTATAGAACCAGTTTCGACTATATTAGGACTAATATTAGACGGAATTAATCATGTAATGAAAAGAAGGGGGAGAATGCCTATGAATAAAAAAAATGGAAGAAACCTTGGAAATAATATAAAAAATATATAGGACGGCCATTTGAAACAAAGATAATGCAAGATATTAGTTAGATTCCAAGGTTCGGTGCAAATCCGTACGTCCGACCAAATAAAAGAGAGAGTTTATCCACAGAGATAGACTCTTTTTTAGTTGGTATTAACAGATACTAGATATGTTGATATAAATAAAAAAATCACGACCTTTCATTTTGTAGAGCTTTTCTAGTAAGCTCTAATATATGTAAGATTAATTCAAGAGGTTTGAAACTTGTTTGCTAAACAATGTGTACCTAAGCAGGTATGGGGTTCGTGTCCTCAGTCTTACGCCAAGAAAGAAAAGAGTAACATATGAATATGAAATATTGTATGAAAAACAGATGTCAAGGCTGCAAAAAGTATGACATCTGTTTTGGAT